GATAGTTTAATCATACCTTGAGTTCCGTATCTGGCATCTAGTAGCATTGTGCCACCTTCGTTAGGTACTCCAGGAGCAGTATCATCAGCCCAAGACTCACCTCGACCAACACCCATGTAGTATTGATTGGCCCCAAATGAAGTCATTAGAGCAGCAGCGTTGTCATGTCGTATTTCTGGTGTTATAATTGCAGTCATTAGGTATTATCTCTTTCTAGTCCTGATTGGATATTTGTACCAATTCTATTGTTAACGTCTGATATCGTAAGAGTGCTCCAGTCGTTTATTGAGCCTGCACTTTGGAATTTAATACGATCAAGATTCTGTAAGGTTCCAGTAGCATAAGCAACATCTTTTGCATCTTGCATAATAGGCACACTTGGAATCATCTTAAACCCAATTGGATGCAATAGCTTCCTAACATTATCTTGATATTTAGCCGGAGCAGGTTTTGCATATACTCGATATGAATGGCTTTGATATGTTTCAGAATCTTGAAGCTTGGAATATGTATAACCAAGTCTATGAGCAAAATCTGTATACTTACCGGCAGCCGTATCCCAATTACCGGCAGATGCAATTAACATATTGTCAGCAGGGAAGTCAACCTTAGCATCGACACCATGTACTATTCTAAAGTATGTCTCAATAGCTTTACCAGTTCCTTTGGCAAGGTACAATCCTTTAATGTTTTTATATACTTTATTCTTTGTAGTACTAAATGCCTTTGGAAAATCAGGCACATATTCTTGTTCTAAATGAGCCATATGATCAGTAGAAGTCTTATCAATATCTCGTATATTTTCCCAATTATGGGTATGTTCATCAGACTTATGTATAGTCTCTAACCACTCATAATATTTTTTAAGAACCAATACAAACTGAGGATAGTCTGCTGCAATATGCTGAGGTAATACTGTTTCGACTTGTGCTTGACGATTAGACATTTTAGAACCTTGAGTTTGCGTTGTAATCAACTGTACTTGCATCAGACTGCACAGTAACATTTACACCTGAACTTTCCATTGATAATAACATATATCGTTCTGGTGCAATATCATATGAATTAGGAGTTGTTCTAATTGCTATGTATGCGCCAGTATATGCATCAGGTGCAAAATTATTTAATTGTACGATACCAGTAGCCGGATCTAATGTTCCTATATTGCTCTGTACAATCAATGTTGATGTACCTGATTTACGTACGATATTAATATCACGAACACCAATCCCGTTTGTAGGTACGACGTCTTCTAATACGCAGGTTTGTCCAGAATATACAAATTCTGATGAAGATAATACTACAGATGCTTTCTGGAATATTGCTTCTGGAAAATCGATTATATATTTAGATAGACTATATGGTACTAGACGCCGCTCCATTTGAACTCGTGCTATAGAAGATAGAATAGAAATGCTTGTAGAATCGATAGTACTTAATAACTTTGAGTGTCTCATTATACCATTAAACTTATTAAGGTATGTACTTGAGAATGATGATGTTCCTGTTATGATTTTATTCTTAATCAATGAAGCAACACCATCGGCTGATAATCCAGTGGATGTAGGATCGTACTTAGCTATAACATCAAGATTAATGTATGTGTATGTTGGATCTGTAAAGACTGGAGTAATACTCATCACAGCACGTGGCTTAAGAATATCTGTAGATATTGCATTCTTTTGTGTAAGAGTTAATGCTTCTGCACCAGTAGGTTTGATAGAGATGAATACTTTACCATATACGGGTGGTACGTTATCTTCTCCACCCCAAACACTGATAGCATCAAGCGCAGAATAATTTGTGATGATTGCTGTCTTATAATCAGATGCTGTAACCGTTCTATCTTGTGCAGAGTATGCTAATGGTGCATTAAAGCGAATTGATTCAATCCCTTCTCGAGCAGATCCGCCAGCAGCAGTTAATACATTTGTTATAGTAGCACCAGAGAAGCCATTGATTGTTCCAGACAATGCCCATGCATTTGCATCATTACCTGAAGTAGAGTTAGATGCAAGATAAGATACTACTACAACATTACCTGCGGATAACTTATTTCCTACATTACCATCACCAAAATATATCTCGTAATTACCGTCATAACCTTCTTGTAAGAAATACACTTTGCTATTAGCTTCAATATTAATGATGTCAGAAGTCTTTGAGTATGCAGTTCCTGTAGCAGAAGAGTATGAATCTTTTACAGTAACTTTTAGCGTGGATGTGTCTATGTTAGAATCTTGAACAACAAAGAGTTGGTTCTGATCTGCTGCATCGACTACAAATGTGCGAGTCTTTAATTCACCTTCAGTAACAAGTACATCAGTAAACTTATAGGCAGCATCTGATGTGTGTGCTTTAGTTGTATTAAATACATGATTAATACCATCGATTGCAGTAGTAAATTTAGTACCTGCAGGCATTGATAATGGACCAGGCGATCCTGTAACCTCAGTAACTTGGATTGTTATAGTAGCCACTGCAGATGTGACAGACTTTGGTGTATAACCAAGTGCCTTGGCTGATGATACAACCGAGCTTCTGATCTTAGCAGAATCAAGGAATGATTCATTTAAACCGAAGTTAACCGTCATTGCATTATAATGAGTATTATATGCCAACACATCTAAGAACGTGGACATAGCAGATCCGTCAAATTTGTAATCAGCAAACTCTGTTTGATTCTGTAGGTATGATTGCAGGCTTGATTTTATAGTAGCAAAATCGTAATCTACTGGTGTTACTTTATTCGCCATTAGCGGATCCTCTCCATTGAAATTATAGCCTCTACAACTTCTGCAGATGATAAGATTTGATAGGTTACTGATGCTATAAGTGTATGAGCACCATCTTCTGAGACTAATACGTCCAGGACTTCAACTCGTGGTTCGTATTGGCCAAGTGAGTGTTTAATGCGGGCTTCTATAGACATAGCTGTAGATACATCAAGATTCTCAAATAACATACCACTGATGTTAGTTCCAATATGCGGCTGAAATGGACGCTCACCAACATTGGTCATAACTAAATTATATACACTCTGTTTAATTGAGGCTGCATCAGTCTTTACGTATAGATCACCAGAGCCTGGTTTTGCTAGGAACGTAAAGTCTAGGTCTGAATATTGAATAGACCTTGATGATACTTTACCACCACCCTCGAGATTATAAGGGGAATTTGAAAAAGTTCTAGTTGCCATATTAATACACTTATGTTATTATTATTGTTATTTATACGTTTTATCTAAAGGCCATACTACTGATGGTAGTGTAACTGTACTAAATTAGGTATTGATACTGTAGGAGCATTGATAGTAACAGATGCATCTGATGATATTGTTACGGCTCCACTTGAGTTAATTGAAGTGGTTCCATTGACTTGCAATGATTCATCGCCTGTGGTTACTGTCCACTTATTACCATTATTAACATGGGTCACTTCATCATTGGATAACTCCATGAATGATCCTGACTTATGATAGATATAAATTCTTTCGGCTCCAGGAGTATCATCGTATTCTACAATATGACCTGAAGTTGTTGCATGAATCTTATTGTGTGGATATACTGCTCCATATGGATTAGACGGAACACCTGCAGGCCTTGATAATGACTTTGAATGTTCTTTAGGTACTGACATTCCATCAATACCAAGCTCTCTTACATGCGTATCATCCTTACCTTTGAAAGTTCCAAGGACTACTAGATCCTGCATGAGTGATTCTTTTGATGCACATATGACCCATGTATCAACTTCTAATCCATGAGAGTCTGTCGAGGTAGGGCTAGATGCATTTGTATTAGGCATCATCACCTGAGCCCATGGAAGTTTTTTATCTAATATAGCTTCAGGATGATGGCCAAAAATTCGTACTGATACTCTTGATCTTTTTAGGGGATCATCAACTGATACTACTACACCCGTATAAAAATTATTAAACATTATTTTCTAACCTTTGATACTGCATTAAATATAAATTGGGCTTTACCTGGACTAATACTAAGGTGTGAATGGGTTATAATATACTCCCCAGTTCTCTTTGTATCAAATGGGGATTCATTCTTTCCATTATCCTTGTTATTTGGAAATCCAACATTAATAGAATGACCTATTGTATTAAGAGTTT